GTTATGAACAAATATTTAACTTTATTTGTCTTAATTCTACTTTTGATTTATACCGCTATCGACTTGGTCGATAGGTCTGGTCTTTTGGCCGTAGTCGGGAAACCGATTTTTACGGCACTATGGAATGCCTATTTATATGAATATGCCAAATCATTTGGCTATGGCACCATAGTTTTTGACGGAGTTTTAGAAAAACTAGCACAATTGCAAAGTATCGTGTATAAAACTTCAGTTATTATGGATAGGTTTGAACAAGATCTATTCTTTCTGTTTTACCTTATTTATATTATAATGCTGTTGATAGTCATTAATATAGATAAGACTTGGTTTATTAAAGGTCAGCAAATTGTGAGTAAGCCTATTGCCTTTTTATTACATACAAAGTCGCATGTTGAAGAGCAACTGTTTGATGAGAATACGACACTTACTGAATCACAGATAGTACCTGAACAACTATCGCGATCATCTTCAGTCTTAGCGTCTTGTAGCAGTACAGTTAACATAGTCCGGAAAAAATATGTACATTTGAAGTCGAACAGAGATAAATATGAAAATGCTATTGGACGGGTTTTATATACTACATTTACAACGAATAAAAATAAAGTTAATCTACTTCTCATCGGTTCAGTATTTGGATTCTTGCCGACAAGCACATTTGTGATAGGGTTGTTGCTCATCTTTATATCTATATTTCTAAGAAGATCAAGAGTTCAGTTGATGTGTGTAGGTATAATCATTCTTGTTTTGGGTTATTTTATAGGATATATATTGTGTGGTATAGTTTTGTTCTTTAGCCCGAGCTTATTTGCTACTAAAAGTGTTTTTGCATGTTTAAAAGCGGTCGCAACTAAAAATGGTGGAATATTTATACCCCAGTTTCGAGAACAACATTACTATAGTCAAACCACACTTACATCACCTAGGATATCGAATTTCACTGATAATATGCTATTTTTTATATCTAAGACAGTATTATCGTTGCCCTACATAAGTACTGTCAATGATATATTAATAATTTATGGACTGATTGATTGTATAAGTAGTGTGAACGTATTTGAATGCGAGACCAATTGTGTCAATAGTTTGAGAGCATATTATGGCATGGCAAAAGGCCCAACCAAAACAACAGTAGTGGATGCTATTCCAATACCTGGAGTTGTTGTTTATAATGGTCATGCATGGGGTAGTTTTGGATGGAAAAGAATACACCCTGTTAATTCTGGATATATAGGTAAGAAACCTCGAGCTGCATTACAATTTGTCAAAAAAGAAGAGCCTAAATTAACTGGAGCTGAAAAAATTTTGGCTGACATTGAAGCGATTCAAGAATACCAGATACCAGGAACTACTATAAAACTCAAACCGCGGCTTGTTGGAATCTCAGGTATTCCAGGAGAACGTATTATACGTATAGGTGATATCTTTGTGAATTTGAACATGGAAATTCCTAATACTGTCAAGGATAATATCTCCGACAAATATGTAGAGAATGTTGATTTTTTAGAATCAATGCGACACTTATCAGAGCACTTATACAAGAAAGGTGATAAGACTAATGCGGAAACAGCCACAATGCATGAACGTAATGCATTAGCTATGTCGTGTAATATTGCGAGCTATTTATACGATACGTATGGTACCAAACTTTGCAAACATACGCAACAGACACTATTATTACATGGATTTAATATATTGAATGGGAATCATAATGTGTCGCTTGTTAATGAGGCTAGTAATATAGCGAAAGAGTTTGAACTATTCTGTCGTGCCATAGCCCCTTCATCACAACAATGTTGGGTCATTGTTATTCAATCAGTGGCTAAATGTCCATCAATGCAATGTAGAATCGATTCATCCAATAAAATTATTCCTGGTAAAGGTCATTTTTTAGGAAATGGATTACCTGCTCAAACATATAGCATAAATCCAGCTAGTAAGAAGAGTACTTACTATGTGTTGTCTGATACTAAAGAACTTTTCAACCCTGCTAGTGGAAATTGTGTAAGTGAGGTTATTAAAACAGCTCTACATCCCTTATTTGGATCGCTTACGCTGAAAGCCAGTAATTACGACAACATGAACTCGTTAGGAGAATTACAACGATATTTCAAGTTTGTTTATGATGTTAACGGACTGCCACTTGTGTTCCCTCCTATATGTGTTATTATTGATGGGTCTCATTGTTATAGCTTAACTGCACCTCATTACCGACAGATATTCGAAAAAAGTAAATATTCACCATGTTTTTATGACGCATTAAATGATTTATCACGTCATACAAAAACCAGACCGATCAATCATGGTGAATTCTTGTACCGTTTAGTTGAATCAGTGCTAGAACCTGGTTATGCAGTATATTATTCAATGAGCTACGCACTTGAGTACTTGCGAACAGAAGATATCGATTTGATTGTAATTTACAAGGGTATACAATTGCGTTTTGTTTTAGGGAAAACTTATAATAAAGGCAAACCAGCCATATGTTACGTACAAGGACATTACTTTTTCGATGAACGACGTTTATCTACCCATTGTGTATTCGTACTAGACGATAGCGATGCTATAACTGAATTTCTATTTACAGAAGATGAGCATGAGTCTTCTTTATCACATTTTCTTAAAGGAGAAGATGCAGTAGATGAACATATATTGGAGACAGATAAATGGTTGCGGTGGAAAGAATATACAGATTTAAAGTCCGTAGTATTGGAGTTCGGCGTTGAACCACTTTATGATTATATCGAGTTAGACTCAGCTAACAGAGAGCCTAAGAGTGTAACGGCTTCAGATAATTCAGGACACGAACGTAGATATCATACCTATGATAACAGTGATAAAGAAGGCGATTTTAATGAACATTTGCATCATATTGACTATGTTATTGATGCTATTGGTGAAGCTCAAATCAATAAAGTTGGTGTATATGAAGTCGCTATCTTCGATAATGTCAAAAGGTTGAAGGAAGTCCAGAAAGAAATCAAGAAAAACGAAGAACTGTTGAAAAACAAACAGCACTCATTGCATCAAATTGAGAATAATCAAAAAGCACAAAGAGAATTATCCAATGAAGAGAAGTCTGAAAAAATAAAAACTGGAATTAAATCTACTACCCAAGAATCAATAGAAAAAGAAATTCAGAGAATTGAGCAAAAGAACAATGAGCTGAATAAAACTGTTGAGAAGCAGACGTCGAATACCTCAGTTAAGAAAAACGAAGAAAAACAGGACAAATCAGAAATCCCAGACGAATACCCTGATAACGTTATGATTCAACTAAAGAACCGTTTTGATCATATTCAACGTACTATACCTACAAATAGTAAAGTTACGAAATTCAATCGTCGACTATCTCGAGCATCTGAATTTGTAACGGATCCATTATATGGGAGTCTGCCGATAACTGGTAAAATAGAGGGTTATATATTTAAGAATATTGAGTTCCAATGGAGAAACAAATTTGCGGTCACATCGGACTTTCGTATATGCATATCGAACGATTATGTAATGACTGAAGCTGAAACCAACTTGATAAATAGGGCAACCGGATACAACTTTAGGTTCCAAGGTTCCAAGAAATTGAGTCATGCAATTCATCGTTGGTCAGCTGATTTGTTGACGTGTATCGCCTTTCGTGACCTAAAGAACTTCGTGGAGTTATCTGGTAAGTCGAAGACACAAGCATTCTATCCTCATCCATTTGTGATGAATGACTTGTCTATCGGTGATGCAGTATCTATCCAAGAATCAAAAATAATGCCTCAATTCTTAGGAAATTATGATCAATGTCCTAACAATATGCCAACTTTTTCTACAGATTCAGCTTACTATGAAGGTGTAATGGCTATACATGCACGCAACTTATTGAACGGACATCGAGCTATATTTCAGTTATCTGCATATTCTAAGACTTATCAAAACAGGTGGTTACTACATCCTAATGGATCGCGGTTTATGATATATGGAGATACAGAGACTCATCAACTGTGGATCAAGAACCAACCTAACGATAATGATGAATATTGTCATCCTCTTCTCTACGATGTCACACCTGATTATAGAACTAATTATATAATTCTTAATATTAATGGTAATAACCAACGTTTCGGAATAAAGAAAATGTATGTTATCAAGAGTCAATATTATCAAGACGATCAAGGGAAATCTGACGAGAATACTGTTGTAGCTGCACAAGTACTGTGTGAATTGTTCGTAGATAAAGGATCGTATCATAATAACGATATCAGTCAACCACTTTATATTAGACCAGCTACTCATAGTTTGTATAACAATCTCCTTGGTTATGCTATGTCGGACCCGGCTAAACTTACTACGATAACCGGCTATAGCTATGATTACATGTCAAACAAGGATTCTTCTGAGATATCAAATACAGTTAAAAGTATTGTAATAGAATCAGAACGGATTCTTATCAAGAATTTTACAGAATTATGTGCAGCCGGAGCCAATGCCGAACGACCAGATAAGAATTCTTATTTAGTGAGAGCAACACCTGATACCAAATACCCGTGCCTTTCAGGATGGGAGTTAGCTAGAAGATGTAAAACACCACATGGAATTATAGACTGGCATAAGCTGCCCTATGCTAATAAAGATGCTATTATAGATCAAATATATATTAAGAATTATATGAATTTGGTAGCTATTCCAGAAGGTCAATTCATGGTAGTCCCTTTTGAACCACCAAAAACTCTTAATAAAATCCCATTTAATACATATATATATTTAGATCCTATATTATGCATTGTAGTCAAATACTTACTTAGTAATATTGAATTGGTACAACAATACTTAGAAACTCAAGATCAATTTGATTTAGACTTGTCATTGAATGTATGCCGAGCTCTGGTTGTATCGAATACAAACGTAATAGCCATATTATTTGCGACAAATTCAAGTAAAATTGAAAGCTGGAGAGATTATGCCTTTTTAAATCACGTGTGTCGGAATCAGATATTCTTTGGAACAGCAGAAGATTGCACCCGGTATCTAATCGTCAATATAAACAAATCTCAGATACCTGAGAAATATGAGTTAGAGAATAAAACAATGGAATTCTTTAGTACTGACGGTACAAAGGTAGAGCCACGCAATATGTTGTTTAAGACAAGAATACAAGAGACTATACAGTTAGAAAAGCAAAAATGGACTGAAACTTTTAATAACGGGAGTAGAAACAAGACATTTACTGTTGCTAATACGTTGGTCAACGCGGTATATTGTCTTTACGATAGAGTTTATCCTGTTAGAGACCTTAAAGGGGATCCTAAAATAGTAGATGACTTTATTATGAAATCTCAATCTAGAATAGATCAACATTGGTTGAATCAAGATTTGCAACGTGAAGGTGTTGCGATCAAGAGTACTGAATATGATATAGGATTCCAAGAGGTGATCAATAGTCAAAAAGGTGAGAAGAAAAAGGCATATCAACGTGCATGGGCTAGGATTATAGGCAATAAGTACATAAGCAAAAAATTGCAAATGTTCGTCAAGCCCTTTGAAGCCGCTTATGACTGTATAGGTACATTAAAAGATTATGTTGTAAGGCCACGCATGATATATTGTCAAAGTAATGAGTTAAGTTTATGTGAAGGAGTCTTAAATCATAATGCAATAAAGCATTGGAAACAACAAGACTTCTTTTGCGTCGGACGTACACCTGACTGGGTCACTGATAAAATACGTACATATAGAAGAGAACTTGGAGAATGCTCTATGATTGGTGCTGACTTCACAGCGTTCGATAGTTGGAATACTGTACCCATATTAGAAGGAATTGATAGGTACTACATCAAACGTATGATGCCATATGTGCGTAAATATTTTTCCTTCCGACCTCGATTGTATGATGAGATTCTGAAGACAACTACTACCTTTAAACGTACAGTTAAACTTAATCATGTGGGATTACCGTATAAACTTAAAGCTGTTGCTATATGTGGAACACATACCGACGGTGTACGTTCAGGCTGCGGTCCACAAACAACACTCGGTAATACAATAAGGAATTATTTTTTACAAGATTATGTTGCAACCCAATCTCATATACCACGTAGTGCTTTTCGTGTATTAGTTTCAGGAGATGATTCATTAGTTCTTATGAAAGATGAGTATGTTGACATGTTCATAGAAGGTTTGTCTAAATTCTTTCGTTATAAAGGCGATGGATTTAAAGGAGTGTATGGACTAGGATATTGTCTTAAACAGGTCGAGGTTGATAAACACCATGTGACATTTCTGTCAAAAGATGTAATTGTAGGTGGTGATAATGTTTATTTTGGAAGACAGCTCGCACGTATATTGTTTAAAAGTAATTACACCGAATCTAAGAATTTAACGATTGACGAACATATAGATGCGGTTACCAAGGGATTGGAATCTTGGGGTAGTCAAATTCCTATTATCAGAGATTATATTGAGGTTAGAAAAATGCAATGCGAACACAATATCTCTCAAGATAAATACCTTGCTTGGGTCTACCGTCACTACTACACTGGGTGTTTAAACACTGGGACAAATGTTTACTACACACCTGAACAATTTGAATTGTACCAACGCAAATTTGGATTACGAGATATGTATTATGCACCGTTAATCAAACTTGGAATGTTTGATATGATTGCCAAGAGATATATTGGTAATGCAAAAATGACAGACAGTGAATGTGCTATTAACACTGTAAAAAGAAAAAACGGATAATTGATTCAAGGTGAGTGGATTTTATATGATGCCCCATATAAAATTGGCTTGCCACTATTAATAACAATATTGGACTATACTTACTTGATAAGGTGTGTGCTATGTTCAATTAAAACTCAAATATATAAGATTGGATTACAATAATAATCACCGCATCAGGTCCCCAAG